ATCAATACCATTAGTAAGGCCGTCGAGGAATCCCCACACAGTATTGTTGATGTTAGCAAACAATGCACCGAGTTGTGCCCAGTCGATTCCGTTTACAAGCGTGTTGACAATGGAACCAATCTTATCGCCTATTGCAGTAGCATCAAATCCTGTCAGGAAAGTATTGATGGATGCGAGTACCTTATTTACAAGACCTGTAACTCTTGGTACTATATTCTTCTCAACATTGTCAAGAACTCCGAGAAGTTTTTCCGTGACGAACTGACCTACACCGGTGAAGTCTGCCTTTTCCCATGCATCCTTTACCATCTGTGCGAAACTCGATGCCGCATCCTCAGTAGCACTGATGTCCTGCTTCTCGTACTCATAGCCAGTGTTGTTATCTTGAATAACCTCGAGTTTATCATACGAGCCGAGTTGCTTGTTCGCATTCTTTGCGGCACCTGCTACGGAGTTGATGTCCTTGGCAACTGCTTTGTAGATGTGGCCTTGCCCAGTAAGCGTAGCCATGAACTTGCCCATACCTTCAAGCACACCGCTCATATAGTTCATAAAGCGTGTAAGAATAGGCATTACTACCTGAGCCAGAGGCTGAAATGCTGTGGCGAGTGAGCCTTTGAGACGATTGAATGATTCCATCATCTCTTTCATAGGTTCGCCGACCTCGTCAAACTGGTCGCCCATTACCTTGAAGCCTTCGATGAAGATGTTACGGAGTCGCTTGATAGCGTAGTATGCAGTTCTAAATCCGAGACCAAACATCAAGAAGTTTCTGGTAAGTTTCTTGAACCTGGAGTTCATATCGTTAGTAGACTTCTTGCCAGATTTGCCAAACAAGTTCATATTCCGTATACTACTGAATATGCGTTTACCAAGATTGACAAATCCTGTTGCTATTCTGCCTACAGCAGATGCGACTTTGCCAAGTACCTTAACGGCGCCTACAAAGCCCTTGCCGATTGCTACTGCAACTTTGCCTGCGACCTTAAGCACTTTGCCAAAGCCTACTGCAATCTTGCCCGCCACATTGAGCACTGCGGCGAGTTTAGGATGAGTGGCTCCGAGAGCAGTTAATCCACCTTGAGCCTTCTTTGCATTAGTGACTACGCCCGTAAGTGTGGATTGTAATCCTGCAGACTTATCACGGAGTTTCTGTATCTCTGCATCAGCATCACCCGTACCGAACTTGAACGCTCCGCCCTCATTCACCATATTCATAAGGTGATTTTTGACTTCGTCTACTTTCACATCGAGACTCTCTGCATCGTAGGCTAACGACTCAAACTGCTTTTTGGATGCTCCGAGTTCAATCATTTTTGCGGACTTCTTTCGGATAGCCTCTATTTTCTTTTCAAGTTTATCCAGTTCATTAAGAGATTTCTGGTATTCCTCAGTATACGGGCTCTCGTTAGATTTGGCTCGTGTTTGAATGTTGCCCGCTCTATTGCCAGCAGACATTGCAAAACTGTTTACCTGACGAGATAATTCACCCTTATTGCCTTCGCCAAATCTAAATGCCTTGCCAGTCGTAACTGCCTCTCTCATTTTCTTAATGAGTTTATCCATCTCAGTGGAGACCTGCTCGGTGTCGTATCGCAATGCTTCCCACTGCTTATCCGTGGCACCGAGGGCTTCCATACGCTTGGATTTTGTGTCAAGGTCCTCTAACTTCTTCTTGTACGCCTCCGCTTGCTTGACCATCTCTGCGTACTCGTCAGTGATTTTGTTATCCTTGACGGTCTGGTTAAAGTTCTCACTTTTGGCATTGAGGGCTTCCTGTGCAGACAGAACCTTTTTGTAAGCGTTGGCAACTTTTTCAAGTTGGATAGGCTGTGCCTTATCTACAAAATCCAAAGGATTTATGTTATTGCGAGCCTCGATGAGAGCGTCCAGTTCTTTTCTCGCCTCTGCGAGATGCGGGGCCGCAGCCGGGCCCAACTGCGACAGTTCGTTTATCAACGCTTCCTGACCTCTTATGGCCGCATTGACTTCGGATATTTTACTTTTATATTCTTCTGTAGATGCTCCTGCGCGTATGAGGGCTTCCTGATACCGCAATTGGGCATCTTCTGCGGCCTGCAGGCTCTTTTTTACAGAAGTCATTGCCGCGTCTATAGGCTTGTTGATGGCTGAGGCGTCAATTCCCTTAAACGCATCCTGGATGGATTTCTTAATACCTGTCATCTGTGCAGATATGGCTTTTTGTGCGTCCTTCAAATCCAGGCTCGACATATCAATATCTGTAACTTCCAGCTGTACAGGTACAATTACGGGTTCAGCCATTATTAACCACCTCCTTTATTCCAAATATCACGAACAAGATTATTGAGGTCTTGCTCTTTCGCCGTCTGCCTCCATACAAAGTATTTGGGATTGTTCTTCTTGAAGTCTTTTTCCCACTGCTCCAACTTTTTATGGTGTGCGATTTTATCTCGGATACCCACGACAGTCGATAGCACAGATTGTCCTACTGACATATAGTAGCCTAAAAATGTCCACCAGTGTAGATATTCTACGGAACGAATTTCTTGATTGGCTACATTATTCACTGCGGCACAAACGATTTGGGAGTCTTGTTCCCAATCGACAAGCGAGACATCACGCTCTGCCCCTGGTGAATTGTCCTCTCCTCCATTGATGAATTTGTACATCTCTTTCACAAGGTCATTGAGTTGTGGCTCATACTCTCGCAAATCATCGAGGTCGTTAAACTCGTTATAGAATATTAAAAGAGAAGCGAGGACACGGTAGTCCTCGCTTAATTCTTCATCCTGGAGTGCTTTGAAGCAATCTAATACCATACGAAAGTCGCCGCGTTCCCTAATATTAAATTCGAGGTCGCCCGCTATAACTTTTGTAGGTAATCTGTACATACTTATCTCCTCGTATATTTGTCAGTATGCTTCTTCAACTGCTTCTCCATCTGCTTAAACTCGGACTGGAGATTATCCTCGTACTGCTTCATCATCAAGGCGATGATGTGTTCGTATCTAAAACTACCGTTGAACGGGTCATACATCGAACCGCTCGGTGCGGCAGCCTGCGATACAGGAGCATCGAACATAAAGTCAAGCAGTTCTCTCATCTCGCCATCGACCGTAGAAAGTCTTTCTGCCATCGTGGTGATGCCTTCGAATGCTTCGCCTTCTTCAACGCTGACTCCTTCAGTCAGTTTAGAAGCCTTCTCCTGCAGATTCTGGAGTTTAGGATATGCCTCGCTGACTCTCTGCATCAGGTTCATATCCGAAGTGTTCACTTCGACTACTCTGGTGTCATCTTTGTCGAAACGGAATTTCTTCTTCCGTGTGGCAGAGAGGTCAAGGTCGATAATTTCATTGTTGACGGTGTTGAAAGTGGGGTCCTTAATCATAGTACATTCTCCTTATAAATAGATTTGTTTTCGTGAGAGAGTCCCACAGGACTCTCTCACTTGTTAAACTTTAATTAGGCAGTTGCGACATCCTTCGTGAACTCGAAATCGTCTGCCAACTTGTCTACAGTACCAACCTCGATGTCGTTGCTGTAGTGTACCTCGATGGGCATAGATACATACGCATCACCGCCGAGAGAGGTAGGAATGATGGAGCAACCCTTGTGCATAACAGTCTTGTACTTGGTTGCCGCAGTCGTACCGCTCTTATCGTTGATAAATGCGGCAATGATGTAAACATTGAACTTACCGTTGTAGTCGTTGATTCTGTTTTCGAGGGCCGCATCAACAAGATACTCGCCGAGCTTGGAACCACCGAGAAGGAAGAAGGGGTCGAAGCTCTGCTGAGGCTCGGTCTTGTTTACATCGGTGTAGGTAGTGCCGAGAATATCCGTAGAAGTTGCAACATCCGCGTTGAACTCGATAGACGAATCCTCAGTACGAGCGCCGAGAATTTCACGAATGGGTGCCTCAGTGCCGCCGGGCGTCCACTCTGCAACCGTGATGAGTGTCTTTCTCTGGGCACGCTCTTTGTTTGCGAGGTTCATAGCCATTTCAGCCATAACTGTAATCTCCTTTTAGATAATTATTTCCACACTTGTTTGGATGTATCGAGATAATCTATTTGAATAGATATCCTGTAGACTGCCATTGGGGGAGAAAGTGTGGTATCAACTCCTACCAATTCCGGCTTGGAATATAAACTCCGCATCTTGTCTACAGTACAATTCTCAAATGCGGGGTAATTTTTTAACTCTCCCTGCTCGTTTATCCAGTCGAGGAGAGATTGTACATCGTCAAAGTCATCCATATTCTCATCAGGAAGACCTTGAATAACAGGATTGTAGGCTACAGACTTGAATGTGTCGAGGTGAAAGGTGTAACGCTTTAATTCAGTACCGTCGATGTACGGTCTGTGGAGGGAAATATCGTCACTCCTCATATTTGCCTGGTGAGCATTATTCTCGACTTTGCCGAAGTTAAAGAACAACGGATTATCTCGAATAGCGGGGCAAGTCTGTAAAAATTCAAGCATCGCCTGGTTCTTACTCATCTCTAAATGCCTCCTTGATTATAGGAGTTATGGTGTTGATGAAAGCAGAATACTCGGCAGTGCCTGGTTGTACTTTCTCAACCCAACGGGGATAAGTGTCAGGAGTGGTCGGCTTCTTGTACTGACCCTCTGGCCATCTTTCGCCGTCCGGATCGTACACTGTATAAGCGTAGTTGTACCCTTTATGAGTAGCAGTCCAGTACACACGGCCGTCGGCTGTAGCACGCCCAGACTCACGAAGTTGTCCAGTTTTCATGGGTACGAACGGCGTTACTGCATCTACAAATGCTTGACCAATCTCCTGTCTCAACTCCGGCTTCTGGGTAATCGAGATTGCCCTTTTACCGAGGGCCTCTTTGATGATGGAGTTTACCGTCCTCGCATCAAGGTGGGCGTCAATCGCACCAATTCTTATCCACGAGCCTTCTGCCATAAATTACACTCCTCCCACATAGTAGTGTTCCAGGCCTCGTCCGAGACCTGTATTCATAGCACATCGCTCGATTACCATACATCCCTGCAATTTCTTGTACTTTGCGAGTAAGTCGGAAGACCTTTGTCCAGAGGTGTATTCATTCACATCGTCATCGACTTCGCCGAATACGATGATATCCCCGGTACTTAGGGTAAAGTGCCTCGACTTAGATGTCTCCTTTTCCCACTTGTATTTTTCAAGAAATGCTGTATGTACAGGTATTCTGCACATCGTGGTGTTTGTTTCAATAGTGGTTTCACCTACAACGAGTTTGTTGCCTGCGTACTTCCAGAAGCAGTTGTGTAGAACTGTTCTGTACCAAGTGATTTGTCGGCTGGTTGGATCTTCATACTTGTTGTACACAGTAATCGTTGCATTCCACCACTTGGGGTAATTACTCACCGGGGTACAGGCCCCTATACAGTAACTTACGCCCAGCCTCGTTGGTCACACCTTCAAGATAACTCCTGATAGCATTGAGAAAATCTGCTTTGCACAATTCAATAAGGTCACTGGGCGCCAGTCCGTTGTACGATACTGAAACGCCATCGTTAGACTGGGATGTGATTGGCGTAGATAGGGCGTCACTGCCTTTTCCGAGAGAAAATGCAGCCGCTTTCTTTTCCAGAAGAGTGACTAAATAATGAGTCAGTCTTTGTACTTCTTCAGGAATAGAGGTGTTGCCTTTAAGTCTGCCGAAGGTAGCGTAATTGATTTGTGCTTCTGCCTGAAATTCAAAGTTCGTAAAGGTAGCTTCGTCGAGTGTACCTCCCATGCGCATATAGTCATCGTAAGTTAAGTACATGGTCTGTCACCGCCCTTATTCGTTTGCCTCAGGTTTCTTCTGTGCTTTGGTAGATGTGGATTTCACACTCTTGGCAAGTCTCTCGTTATCAGCAGTGAGTTTCGCCACGATGCTTTCGAGTTCCTCAATGCGTTTCTTGCTATCTACATAATGTCTCTGCAATGTTCCCAAATCGTTGGGAAGTGCTTCTTGAAGCACTTTTCCAGTGTTGTCCGTGACATTGTAGCCAAGTTTAAGATACCGCTGAACCTCGTGTTCTTGCACTTTGAGAACCACATTACCTCGTTCAATTCTTACCATAAGTGTTCTCCTTATTCTTTACACCGAGGGAGTATTTCATCCCCCGGTGCCGATTTGTTTCACTGATTAGGCAGTGATGTTGAACTGGATAGCGTCCGCCTTCTTGTTGAGAATGAATACATCCTCGAAGGACTCCTCGTAGTAGTAATACTTGCCCTCGGTCAATGCGGAAGGAGCATCGAGCTTGGAGAAGGTGTAGGAAACGGGAGTGATGACAGCCGTAGGAAGGATAAGCATCATGTTAATCTGCTTCGCATCCTCAGCGGGAGCCCAACCGTTTACATCGGAGAAGTCGTACTTGGTCTTCATCAGTACAGCGGGAACGCCGATGATTTCAACCTCGTCGAGTCTGTTTACAACTCTGTTGATGGCATCTGCGCTGGACTGTACATCGAAGGTTCTCTGGAGCTCTGCGGCGTTCTTCAGGAGAGTCTTAACCTCGAAGGTGGTGTACAGAACTCTGCCGGTAGCGGGAACTCTTGCGTTGTCCATAGCAAGCATCAGCTTGTCGAACTCGTCAAGGACATTCTCTACAGTGAGAGCAGTGGTGCTTGCAACCTTGCCGGTGTAAGCATCGTGAGCGGCGTCACCTGCAACGCTGGTGATCCAGTCGTTGTAAATCTTGGAAACGGTATAAGCATCCATTTCGGGGAACTTGTGCTCCTCGTTGAATACCTGCGTGATGTTCGCAATGGAAGCAGCCATGTTGGTCTGGTCGATATCCTTAGGATGAACGAGCGTGGACCACTTTCTCTCGTTTACGAGCGTCTTGGTCTCCCATGCGTTGTTGTAGTTTCTCTGTGCGGTACCGATAGAGTCACGGTCTGCATTGGTTCTACCAGTGGTGCTGATAGAGGGAATCTCAATGGTCTTGGAGTTGATCCAGTTGAAACGGCCATTGTTGGGGGTGGAATAGAGTTTGCCAAAGTACAGAGAGAAAGGATATGCCTGCTCAAGGGCTCTCTGGTACTCGGTAGCGTAGTTAAGCGCCTTTGCAAAATCTGCCATGGTAATAGTCTCCTTTGAAAATTTTTATTTTTTACTTTTTGGGTCTAACTCCGGTGAAGTTGAAGTTAAACGGATTGGGAGTTCCTGCTGGAGTTCCCTGGGGCGATGCGGGGGCAACAAAATGCGGTTTGTCGTTTCCTGCACCTGTGGGCGGAGTAGGATCGTCTACTACAAATGCATCTGCGTTATCCTTGGTATACGCAGTTACAAAGTCACTTGCACCTACAATCACATCGTTTTCAATGGTGAAGTTTTTTGCCATCATCGAATTAACGAAGTCTCTCTTGGCTGCCTGGCTGGTGAATTTCAGCTTGTCTGTAAATTCCTTAACTGCATACCTGTAGGACTGGTCTTTCAACTGCTTTTCATAAGCCTTGGTGTCCTTGTCGTACTTGTTCTGCAGGTCTTGGAAGTCAGTGGTTAACTTTGAGAGTTTGTCGGCGTCAGTGCCAGCCGCTTCAAGTTGATTGCGAAGATTGCCGAGGTCAGTGTCTCTGGTTTTGAGAGTGTCATCCAGAGTCTTAATTCTCGTGTCTCTTGCTGACAGGTCGTCCTCGTACTTTTGCTTATCTACATACTTGCCTTCGGAGAGGTCTACAAACTTTGCTTTGTTTTCCTGTGCCGCAGCCATGAGTTGTTCGTAAGTAAGTACGCCGCCTTCTGCTTTGTCGAATAGGTCTTTGAGGTTCATTCTGGTTCTCCTTTACATTCTTTAAGTCTGCTTTAATTTATAAATCCGCGGTTCTCAATCCGCGCTGAATGTGCCTCTCTATAGGTTGTGAGGCTCAACCTTTTTAATCATCAGCGTTATGCCGATGGTAAAAACGAATGTCATCTTCAATGTCACCAATTCTCTTGTTTGACACTGAAAGTTTTTCTTTAATTACGGGAATGTTCTCGTTGAACAATCTTGCGTAATTATTATGGGATCGGATGCTTTCTTTCATCTCGCCCATCTCTTTTTTAATGTGGCTAATTTCATTATTTGTGACTTGCTGGTTTGTATCGAGTTTTTGGGTTACTTTATCACGGGTGTTTTTTGCTGACACGAAGATGCCGACAAGCGACACTATAATGCCGAGCACCGACACACTACAAGTCAACAGTCCTATGATTAAGGTGTCACTCATATGCTATCCTTTCCGTAGTTATACGAATTGACCACCAGGTTTGATGTAATCGCCCCCGGCAGCCTATTCATTAAGGAGGATGAACCGTCAAGTCTTATCCCCACATATACATTATACTACATTTTTAGGTATTTGTAAATACCTGTACAGAAAATATTTTCACAATATTTAGTACCTTTAGATTGGGTTACTCTTTGTTGGCATTGTTCTTGCCCTTGATGGGATTATCGAGGTCATCAGCCTGTTTTCCTTGGCTGACTTTCGCAGAAGTCGTGTCGGACGGAGACTTTGTGTCATCGTCTTCCTCGTCACCGTTATTGTTGTTTCCGCCCATCGCTTGACCCTTCATAATCTCTGCCTTAGCGTTCTGCATCATAGCCTGTGTAGCCTCTTCCTCAATCTGCATCATAGCGGCACGAGCCTGATTTTCAGTTTCACCGAAGTACCACATACGGGTTTCAAGTTTAGATGCAAGACCGTTCTGCATAAGGGTAATACGCTTGGACAACTCGGACTCACTATCTACAAGGATAGAATCATCCCACTCAAACGATACTTCATACTCACCAGGAGGGGTTACATCATACAAAGTGCAGTAGACATCCATTACATATACTACATCAGTAAGCGCATCTTGCAACGCGGTTTGGATATCTGCGTTGGTCGCAAAACTTCTCTGCTTCAGGATTTTCAATTCCGTGGCAGTCTTTGCTTCCTGCGTGTTTACATCGGAGAGAGTACCTCTGCTCAACCCGATGCTATCCTCAATTCTCATAAAGATAGTATTGAGACCGTGAACAATGGATACATCTCTCAACGCAGGTGCGAACACATTGTAGGTATCTTCTGTGTTAAGGTCTACCTTACGGAACAATCTCTGTTGCTTCTCGGGAAGAACAGTATATCCTTCACCGTTAGGATCCGTAAAGAACTTCAAGGCATCTCTGTCAACATCGATTGCCATTTCGCCTGCTTCGTATTCCCACAACAGTCTGCTATATTGCATATCCGCATCCTTGATGAGCTGGATTACTCTACTATAACCAGACACGCCGAGAGGTGAGTACGGGTCAATAGTGTTTGCTTCGGGCATACGGAAATATGCGAACAATAGTCTATCAACACCTTCAATTACAGTTTTAGGCTGCAGGCTTGCCCACTCAGGAACATCCGTAAGAGGAATCGCCTTACCGAGGTTCGATGCAGACTTAATGTTATTGGAATTAGCGAGAGACATATCGGTACTCTCAAATGCAAAGTTCTGTACAGTGACCGTACGCATCTCCAACTTATGGTATTCGAGACGAATGAATACTCTTTCCTTCGCCTTATCTACCTTAGTCTGGATAAATGCAGCCTCGATTACCTTGCCATTCGCATCGAACGAGAGCGGGAAAAATCTGTCTGCCTGAATATAGTCAAAGTCGATTTCGGCCGCTGGCAAGTTATTTGCATACTGCGTATTATTCGACTGCATATTAGATTGCGTAGGAGCGCCGGCCGGCGTGTCCGGTGCGTTGTTCGCATCTTTCGTAGTGTTCTGTACACTCGAAGCACTATGCGCTTCCGGCGTGCTATTCTTTGCTTGGCCAGCATCCTCTGTATTTTCAGTATTTACTACTGCACTGCCAAACTTGGGAACATTGTCGTACATTACTACATACGGCTTGATTACAAGTCCGCCCTTTGCAACTCCGTACTCCAACTGTCTACGAATCTGTCGGCACAGTTTCTTATACTGACCATTAAGGAAGTCTGCTCTTTCCGTAGGACCAGTGGGCACTCTCTCGGTCTTTTGCTGATATGCGCTGGACATAGGAATAGAGTTTGCTCCACCTGATACGGTATTCTGCGTGTCTGCTCCCACTGCAGGCGCTTCGCCTGTACCAAGATTAGATGTAGGCGCACCTTCTGTTGGAGGCTCTTCGCCAGGCATCCCAGGAGCAGTCGGTGCGAGTGCAACTTCTGCCATTGGGGCAGAGATTTCGGTTTTCATTTCAAGCGTGACCATTCTCGCCTTCTCACTTGCAATAAGTGAAGGAAGTCCAAGTGACACGATACGAGCAGGATTATCAGGTGTAGGCTCTCTTACCCACGGAGAATTTCCCTCGTACATATCAGCCCATAATTGAATAGCATCTGCCATCCTGTCCGATACACAGGGAGTGATGTGGAGCACATCTTCAACTGTTTTCTTGGGTAGCATTTTCTTCACAATCTCCTTTATCTTTAACCATAAACTCATACTGCTTGCTCCTTAAAAAGGAATTGATGTAGGACTGGCGTTAGTGTTTCTATTTAACAGGTACTGATTAAACGGTACAGGCTCACCACTCTTTTTCATTACTGCGATATTAGGGTTATCTTTGTCCTGGTCGTTTTTGATACTGAACACCCAGGCAGTTCCATAGTCGAATACTGCGTTGAACTTGGGGTTAATCTTCAATGCGGTCTTTTTTGCACTTTCATAGGTAACCATTAGTTCTTTCTCCTTCTCTTAACAAATTTGCGTAATAGTTGTGTTGTCTTGTATGACATATCGGAGGTTACAAGAACATCCATATTTGAACCGACCTTGAAGTCTCGGACATAGTCGTTTAAGTTGAAGAGGTGACCACCACTTGAAGTGGTTACCTGACCATCGACTCCGTAAATCTTACCTCCGATATTTACGGCATTGAATAGATGTCCTCCACCGCTATTCCAGAAGCATCCTATAATACACTTATCACCCGATTTGGGGATAAGGGATTCGATGTGCCTCAAATAAGCATCCGTCGAAGATGCAGAGAAATCATCCCATTTGGCACCGTCATAAACATTTCTGTATGAGTTAGGACCGTACATACTACCTGCACCGTCTTTACGCTTATTAGGTAATGCTTCAACATCGAATCCTGACAACTGTAAATCTACTGCATAGCAGACACGCTGGCAGTTCTCTCGATACCATCTATACGGAATATTGCTGGTGCTGATTTTCCAATCGTCTCTATGAGGATTGGTCGGTGCTAAATAGTCCGTGTTCAAGTGACCTTCTACATCGTTTGACCTCTCATTGAGGATATCTCTAAAAGTTTTCTTGACTTGTTTACCTGTAGTTTTATTCGAGATGTCCTTAACACCTCGAGGTAATCCTGACCTACCGGATCCCATCTATCTGGTCCCCCTTGTGTATTTCCCACCTGATGTACTGAATGTTGCCAGGCATCTCTACAAAGTTACGGGTGAAGAATAGAATTTTTGAAGGATTTAATCTTTTCAACATCTCATTATATCCGTCCTCGAACATCTGCTTCATCTCTTTATCCTGACAGAGACCAACATTACTTACCGCAACGATGCTTTCGGTGGGATATCCGTCAAAGCACCAATCATATGTATCTGCAAATCCCCACATTACTGTCGGAACTACGATTATGTCAAGCGCCTCTTGCCAGTACCTACATAACCAATTATTGCGGTAGTGGTTGTATATCTGTACGGCAAGAGGGAAGTCTACATATTGAGAGAAGTCTGGACCTATAACATATCCGAACTTTGAAAGCATTTCGCCGTATCTGTCTGGGCCGGTCCAGACTCTCTCAAATTTGTAGTCATCCTCGAAGAAATGAACTCCGAGATTTTTGTGATTGTCCCGCACTCGTTGGCAGTAATCGAACTCTATGTGCCGTTGAACTTTGGGCAATTCATAGGTGGGCAATATTTGAGGAACATTGTATTTACCGACTCCGTCGAGAAATGCTAATTCTAAATTTTGCCACTTTGCCATGCTTGGATATTACTCGTGATGTCCGGCGTCAGCAATACCTTCGCCTACAATGTAAGCGACAACAGAGCCGAGTGCCATAACCGCGCCAATGACATTTGCCTCCGTGGCTCCTCCTGTGAACAGCGTAATAACACCTGTAATAAATCCGGCCACTGCCATCCAAAGTTTACGAGATGTGAGTTTGCGTTTCCAATCAATCTTCATATTTTAACTCCTCCTTATTTATTATTTGTGGCTTCTATTTCAATCCTGTCAATCGGTTGGTCTGTTTCCTCGTACTCAAATGGAGCACCATCAACATCAACCGCTTCGTTGTAGACCTCGTCCGTGCCGACCTTTCGGATTTTCAACTCTTGGTCGCTGTAAGTGCGGTTCAAGGTAACGCCTTCAATCTCTTTGTAACGCTCTGTAATAATAGCCATCGTACATCCTCCTTATATTCCTTCTACCCATTCACTTATATAGTAGAGACCTGCTTCGATGGTGTCTGTAACACTTACCGGTACACTCAGCAGGCCAATACAGATAAATGAACCGTCACCATTATCGCGAACACAAACGGTGTCAGAATTAGTCATTAGATTAAAACGAGCAGTATAACCGTAAACATTATATTTGCTGTTAAGCCATTCTTCCCACGTCATTCCAGACTCAGCTGTATACCCTTGATAATCGAGATTAAAGTTGATGATTTTATCCGAATCGACACCAGGCGCATCTACCTCAACCATCGCGGACCCCCACACGTTCCAATTCGTCATAGTTTCAAGTTCAGCTCTTCGGCCTTTGACTACTTTAATCACAACCGTAGAAGGAAAAGAATCCGAATCTTCCAATGTTGGAAGTACGGTTCCGTGGGTAAAAGCGGTCATATCAATCACCAAGGGCTGCCATGAGCCGTCCGTCATGCAATTTTTGAACGCGCCTGTGCCAATAGATTTGACACCGCATCCAATCTTTACATAATCAAGTTTGCGGCACTCAAAAAAAGCGTATTCAAAAATCTTTTCTACTCTGTCGCTGATGATAACCTTTGAGAGGTTCGGACAACCCCTGAACGCCCTGTTTTGAATATTCACACAGTCAATCTCAATGGACGAAAAACCGCAGTATGCAAAGGCAGAGCCGTGGAGGTCGTGCAGAGTGCTTGGGAACTTGTCAATGTAGGACAGTTTTGAGCATCCGTTGAAGGTGTGACCATTGATTTGATACACTTGCGAGTCTCGGAAGAACATCGCCCGCAAGGTTTCAGGATTGTGACCAGTCACGTCCGACGAAAGATTGTAAGCATAGCCTTGGTAAGGCACATACAAAATCGCTCCACTCTCCGAGCCGTATATGCTCT